GGGCAGAGTTGATCTTAATTATCTTAGGAAAATAATAACATAAATAGTCCATAAAGAGGATTATTATGGCTATACCTACAACAAGAAATCAATTCAAAGATTACTGTTTACGCCGTCTCGGTGCACCCGTAATTGAAATCAATATCGACGAAGATCAAGTTTTAGATCGAATTGATGATGCTTTGCAATTTTTTAATGACTATCATTTTGATGGTGTTGAAAAAATCTTCATGAAGCATAAGATCACTGAAGCAGATAAAGCTCGTGGTTGGATTTATGTTCCAGATTCTGTGATTTTCGTCACAGGTGTTCTACCTTATCATCATTCAGGTTCTTCCGTAAATCAGCTTGGTTCAATGTATCAGATTGAGTTGACTGCTATGGAGATGCTATTCAACTTCACTTCCTATTCAACATTCTCGTATGTTGATTATGATATCATGAGACAACACCTAAGAACACTTGAGTTAATGTTCACAGGTACACCACAATTCAGATTCCACAGACATTCAGATAAATTGTATCTCGACATCAACTGGAGTCGAATAACTGTTGGTGAATATATCATTCTAGAGGCTTACAGAGCACTTTCACCTGATGTATTTACTGCTTCAGGTACAGCAAATGTATCAACAACTTCCACGACAGTAACAGGCACAGGTACAGTGTTTGATCGGAATTTCATACCTGGAGATAATATCTACATTAATGATGAACAAAGACGGGTTGTTTCCATAGAATCACCAACATCTTTGACTGTAGATGCGCCATTCACTTCATCAGCTAATAATCAAACCATTACTATGGTAGGTGTTTCTGATGTTTGGAATGATAGGTTCCTCAAGCAATACGCAACTGCAAAAATTAAAGAGCAGTGGGGTAACAACATGAAAAAGTTCAATGGTGTTCAATTGCCAGGTGGTGTTACTATGAACGGGCAACAAATTTATGAAGAAGCTAGAGAAGAAATAAAACAGATTGAAGAAGAACTTCAAGTTCTGAATGTTCTACCTCCAGAAATTCTAGTCGGTTAAAATGCCCACAAACTTTTATTTCAACCAATTCCCATCAAGTCAAGTAACTTCCGAGCAGCTTCTTGTTGAGGATCTCGTTATAGAATCCATGCAGATAAATGGCATGGATGTATATTATCTTCCTAGACGGGTCGTAGATTCTATTGATATGTTATATGGTGAAGATCCCATCAAAGAATATCGAACAGCATTTCCTATTGAGATGTACTTAGAAAATGTTACGGGAATGGAAGGCGAACAAGACTTCATTTCTAAATTTGGGCTTGAAGTTCGTGATGAAGCGCATCTCCTTGTATCTAGAAGAAGATTTAGATCGACTATACCATTACAAAGACCACGAGAAGGCGATTTAGTTTTTATACCACTTCTCAAGAACTTCTTTGAGATCACTTTCGTAGAGCATGAGAATGATCAGGCTATGTTTCACACATTGGGTCGCGGAAGAGATGCTAATGTGTATGTGTATGCCTTGAGACTGAAGCAGTATGAATTCTCTGAGGAATTGATCGACACAGGTATTACTGAGATTGATGAAATTGCTTTCAAATATTACAAGAGAACAAAACTTGTTTTAGCTGCAAGTGTTGGAATAGGATCATTTACACCAGGTGAGACTGTTTATCAGGGTGCAAATCTATCATCTGCAACAGCGAGTGCAACAGTTTATTCATATGTACCACATTCAGAAGTTATCGTGGTTAATACGAGGGGTACTTTCGGTAATACAACTCTGATAGGCGCATCTAGCACAGCAACAAGAAATGTTACTACAGATGTTGTGAATTATTCTGATATCTATGAAGATATAGCTGATAATGATCGCATCCAGGATGAATGGAATGATATCATAGACTTTACGGAATCTAATCCGTTTGGAACTCCATAATGATTAACAATACACCATTTTATCACAGAACAATTCGCAAGATAGTGATCGCGTTTGGAACAATTTTCAATGAAATCAATTTAATTAGGTACTATAAGAATAATTCTGAGTATGAAAGGATTAAAGTACCTTTAGCATTTGGTCCCAAAGAAAAGTTCATCACTAGATTAGTATCTGATCCTGATTTAACAAAATCCTTTATGACAACTTTACCTAGAATGTCTTTTGACATGGTAGGCATATCTTATGATGCATCTAGGAAAAAAATATCAACGCAAAAAGCATTTACTGGATCTAGCTCCTCAGGCGGTGTCAGATCAATGTATTCACCTGTGCCATATGATTACAATTTTCAATTGTCTTTGTATGTTAAAAACATTGAAGATGGCACACAGATCATCGAGCAAATTCTACCATATTTCACTCCTGATTATACAGTAACTGTAAACATGATTCCGGAAATGGGTATAAAGTATGATTTACCCATAGTGTTGAATAGTGTGCAACAGAATATAGAATATGAAGGTAATTTTGGTGACACAAGATTTATAACTTGGACTCTGGATTTTACTGTTAAGGGAATGGTATTCCCACCAGTAACGGATGTAGGAATTATTAGAAGTTCTAACACAAATGTATGGATTGATACTAATAAAAGAGATGCTCAGAAGGTTTTCGTTGACTGGGCAAATTCTAATGGAGTATTTGTTACAGCAGAGACGATTACATGTGATAGTAAAAATATCACAGGTAAAGTTATGTATTATTCAAACAATTCTATAGGCACTCTCGTCATAGAGAATTTGAATGATCTTTTAGAAGTAAATGATATCGTTGTTGGTTCTTATTCCAATGCAACAGCAACTATCTCATCTGTAGATAATTCACAAGTCAAAGCACTTGTAATTAGAACACAGCCAAATCCAATAACAGCTAACGCTAACGATTCTTTCACTTACACAGAAACATTCTTTGAATGGCCTGAAACTTTAATACTATGAGCAAAATAGATGAAAATCTCTCCTCAATCTTTGATACAGATAATATTAAAGTAATTCCAGAGGAATATATTCCTCTTATCAAAGAGGAAAAATCTGACACGACTATTGATACAGATTACTCTTTTGCAAGAGAGAATATTAAGTCATTGATCACAGCAGGTAATACTGCAATACAGAATCTTGGTGAAATAGCAAAGTTATCTGAACATCCTAGAGCATTTGAAGTCTTCTCTGGAATGTTGAAAAATTTAGCTGATCTAAATAAAGATTTACTGGATATACAAGCAAAAAACAATCAGTTGACTGTAACAAAATCAAGTGAGAGTACATCATTGAATGTTAATCAAGCAGTTTTTGTAGGCTCAACCAAAGATTTGATTCAGTTGATTAAGAAAGAAGAACAGAATGGATGAACTAATCTCTCAAATAAAGAAATTGCAAGCAAATGTGTTTGCACTTTACTTAAAGACTCACTACTTTCACTGGAATGTAGAAGGACCACATTTTGTATCAATGCATAAGTTCTTCGGTGATCTTTATGAAGAAATTTTTGATTCTATTGATCCTATCGCAGAGCAAATTCGTGTATTAAAAGCTTATGCTCCAGGATCACTAACTCGATACTTGGAATTATCAGATATAGATGAAATCGATACTATCCCTGATATGAATGAGATGGTATCAGGTCTTATCAAAGATAACCAAATTGTTATTAACCACTTGCTAAAAGCATATGCTTTAGCAGAGACTAATAAACAACTAGGATTAGCTAACTTCTTACAAGACAGAATCAATATACACCAGAAACATCAATGGATGTTAATTAGTATTAATACCTAAACAATTCATTCGCTACGCTCATGAATACTTCGTATACCAAGGTTTAAATCAATAAGTGATTACTAAGTAATTACAAAATCATTCATTGATAAACCCAACACTGAGATTCTACACACTTGTCAAGTGGTTGTCAAGTGTTTTTGAAAATATATTTTATGGCTGATTTTTATCTAAACAATCCCAACCTAAAAGCAAAAAATGTACCTATTCCATACACAAAGGAACAGGTTGAGGAATATTTGAAGTGTAAAAATGATCCTATTTACTTCGTAAAGAACTATTGTAAGATTGTTTCACTAGATCATGGATTAATAAATTTTGAGTTATATAACTACCAGCAAAGATTTATTAATGCTATACATGAAAATAATCGTGTAATTTCTATGCAACCCCGCCAGTCAGGTAAGACTCAGACTGTTGCCGCATACATCCTTCATTATGTTTTATTTGAAGAAAATAAGACTGTTGCTATTCTAGCAAACAAAGCAACAGCCGCAAGAGAAATTATGTCTAGGTTTCAATTGATGTATGAGTATTTGCCTAACTGGTTACAACAAGGTATTACTACATGGAATAAAGGTGATATAGAACTGGAAAATGGATCTAAAGTTTTTACAGCAGCAACATCCGCATCAGGTATTCGTGGAAAATCTTGTAACTTATTATATGTTGATGAGGCGGCGATCATACCTAATACTGTTGCTGATGATTTTTTCACATCAACATATCCAACAATCTCTGCTGGTAAAACAACAAAAATTATATTAACATCTACTCCTCTTGGTTATAATCATTGGTGGAAATTCTGGAACGATTCCGTTGAGGGTAGAAATGGTTTTGTGCCTATTGAAATTAAGTATAATGAACATCCAGATCGAAATGATGATTGGGCTAAGAAGCAGAGAGAATTGCTGGGTGATTTGAAGTATAAACAAGAGATTTTATGCTCTTTCTTAGGTTCAGCACTCACTCTGATTTCTCCAGATACTATTGCGAACTTGTCTTATAAGCCTCCAATATTCTCTAATAATGGGCTGGATGTTTATCAGGAGCCCGTTTATCCAGAAATAAAAGATGGTAAGCTTATAAAACCTGGTGGAAATTATATCATACTTGTTGATACAGCTAAGGGTGTTGGTGGTGATGCATCAACAATGTCTGTTATAGACATTTCCCAAGTTCCTTACACATTAGTTGCTAAGTACAGGAATACTGAAGTTAGCCCAATGTTATTTCCATCAATTATTCACAAAGTTGCAAAAGATTATAACAATGCCTATGTTTTGATAGAGGTAAATGTATCTGAGCAGGTAGCACATATTCTTTTTACTGAACTTGAGTATGACAATATGATCTTTATAACCAGAACGCCTAGGGGTCAGGAAGCTTCTGGTGGATTTGCAGGAGCTGGAAAGACATCTTTGGGCGTAACAATGGACAAGAAAGTCAAGCGAATTGGTTGTTTTAACTTAAAGTCTCTTCTTGAAGAAAAGAAGTTGCTTATACATGATGCAGACACAATATCAGAAATATCAACATTCATTGAAAGTAAAGGATCTTATTCTGCTGATGATGGTTATCATGATGATTTAGTCATGCCATTGGTAACTTTTGGATGGTTAACATCAAATCCTTACTTTAAGGAATTGACCAATGTCAATCTTAGATTAGAGATGTATCAACAGAGAATTATAAAAATAGAAGATGAACTAACTCCTTTCGGTTTCATTCAGGATGGCACGGAAGAAGATATTGTTATTGAAGATGGTGATGCGTGGAGAGTTTTTGATAATCCAGGATATCTTTCCTCAAACTTGTAAAAAACTAAATACATAATAAAATGATCACAGTTTTATTATACAGAACACATTAAGGAGAGCATAAATGGCTTATAGACTATCGCCAGGAGTATTTACCTCTGAGATTGATCTCACTACCGTTGTTCCTGCTGTTGGAACCAGCACAGGTGCATATGTCGGGCGTTTCAATTGGGGACCAGTTGATGAAATTAGAATTATAGACTCTGAAGTAAGATTGGTAGACGCTTTCGGGAAACCGAATGCAAACACAGCAACAGATTTTTTTACATCAGCAAACTTTCTGTCATATTCAAGTGATTTGAGAGTCATTCGTGTAGCAAATAGTGCATGTAAGAATGCATCATCTGATGGTAACGGTTACCTAATCAAGAACGAAGATCACTACAACGATGTTGCTGCAACTGCAGGTGTTACTAATACATATGTTGCAAAGTATCCAGGTGATATTGGCAATCATGTCGGTGTAAAAATGATTGACGGAAATACATGGTCCACTTCTTGGACATTTGCTGCAAACTTTGATACAGCGCCAGGAACTTCTACATATGCGCAAGATAGAGGTGGTTCTGCTGATGAAATGCACATTGTTGTTTATGATACCGATGGAGCAATTTCAGGTGCAGCAAATACTATACTTGAAAAGTTTGCTCATGTATCCAAAGCATCTGATGCAAAAAATGAAGATGGCACCAGCAATTATTACGCAGATATTATCAACAAAACTTCTAAGTACATCTGGTGGGCTGACCACGATGATGATCTAACCGATGCGGGAACAACTTGTGTTGGAAATCAATTTGCTTCATTCGCAACATCATTTTCTACAGTTCTTGCTGGAGCCAATGATGCTTCACCAACCAGTGGTGAGATTCGATTAGGATATGACAGACTTCTAAATGCAGAAACTGTTGATGTTTCTCTGATCATGACTGGCGCCCACGCCAATACAGATTTCGCATATGTAGTACAAAATATTGCAGAAGTTCGTGGTGATTGTGTTGTGTTTGGATCTCCTGCACAATCTTCTGTTGTTAATAATTATGGCACAGAAGCGACGGATATTGTCGCAGATAGAGGAAGTGTAACATCATCTTATGGTGTTATGGACTCTGGTTGGAAGTATCAATATGATAAGTATAATGATGTCTATCGTTGGATTCCCTTGAACGGTGATGTCGCAGGTCTCTGTGCATATACAGATAATGTGAGAGATCCTTGGTTCTCTCCTGCTGGATTTAACAGAGGTGTTGTAAAAAATGTCGTGAAACTAGCTTGGAATCCAACACAAACTGAAAGAGATGTACTATATAAGTCTGGCATAAATCCTGTAGTAACTTTCCCAGGAGAGGGTACAATACTATATGGTGATAAAACTATGCTATCAAAACCATCAGCTTTTGATAGGATAAATGTCCGTAGATTGTTTATTGTTCTTCGCAAGGCAATCTCCCGTGCTTCTCGTTCCACACTATTTGAATTCAATGATGAATTCACCAGAGCACAATTTGTTAGCCTAGTTGAACCATTCTTGAGAGATGTTCAAGGTCGCCGGGGTATCTACGACTACAAGGTTGTTTGTGATGAAAGCAACAATACTGGAGAAGTCATTGATCGCAATGAATTTATTGGCGACATCTATATAAAACCAGCTAGATCGATCAACTTCATCCAGTTGAATTTCGTGGCTGTAAGAACTGGTGTTGAATTCTCTGAAGTTGTAGGCAAGTTTTAATTGGATACCAGATGTCAGTATATAAATAAGAATATGTATTAAAACTAGGAGAATTTAAATGGCTTTTAATGTAAACGCATTCCGCTCCCAGATGACAGGAGATGGCGCCCGCCCAAATTTATTTGAGGTGGCGCTAACATTTCCTTCGTTTGCGATTCCTGGTGATGCTCAAAGAAAACTTACATTTATGTGCAAGTCTGC